GTAAGACCATTGCATCTTCCATTCCCAATCTTCTCCTCATACTTCGCAGCATTCTCTGAGATTGTGGGGAGTTGGTTGGTTATATTTGGACTCGGCACTCGTCTGGGTTCCTTAGCAATCCTAGGTACAATATCATTCGCAATTTATCATGCCCTAGTTACATCTGGATTTAACATCTATTTGTTAGAACTTTTAGTTCTTTACTGGGGAGGTTCAGCATGTATCGTTCTCAATGGTGGGGGTAATTTCTCACTAGATCACCTCATAAAACGGAGACTCACAAATGATTAAAGGACTATTCACTTTTATGTTCGCTGCACTAATGTGGGTACAAGTCCCACAGTGGAGCGATGACTGGTCTAAGTGTGCCGTAGATGTACCAGACACAGCATGTCATTGGTATATCGTTGCACCCGATAGCACCATGGGTGAAGGATTTAGTTGGGCTAATGCTCCATGGTTTAGTGTCGAAGGTCTCCGAGATATTGGAGAACTTCACAACACAGTTCAATCTCTACAAGAAGCATGAATAACTTTGAAGTATTTTTATATTTCATATGCTTTGCTGCCATTGGTGGTGCTGCGTTTGCGATGATGTGGAGTAACATTCAATCTATTAATATAGAGATGAGTAAACCTCCCAAACTAAGACATCCAGAAGCACCTGAAGCAGGTGAAGAATTAATGTATGTGGATCTTTCTAGAGAAAAACTAGAAGACCTTTACAAACAAGGGGATGATTGATATACTGAGAGGGTTAACTACCCTCTTTTTTTATGAATGGATCACTGGAACCTGAGGATCGTATCCTTGATGAACCAACTATCACAGAACAACTTTCAAAGTTGATCGATACACTTGGTTGGGAGGTCGAAGATGACATTGTAGTTGAGGTTGGTGGAACTGTAATTTCTGGTATTCATCAAGGTGAAAACTATAACAAGAAGTGGGCAACACCTTTTGGTGTTCGTAAGTATAATAAGGATGCTTTCATTATTATCAGTAATCAATCTCGTAGAGATTTGACTGGATCACAACCTATGGATAGGGAACATAAACCACATCATTTAAAAGAGGTAAATGAAGATGACAGAGACAGTTAATGCTAAACTTGTCCATTCTTTTGGTGGGACAGTAGAGAAAGATATTCCAGATGATGTAGTCTGGATTGATGATGCTTTCTATGTCAAGGAGACTCGTTTTGGTTTATTCACCAGTATTCTGAAGAGACCATTTGGTCAACATTTTATTACTGGTGCTACTAAAGAGGGTGTGACAGAGATGTCTCGATGGCATCTTAAGTGTATTCAAGATGGTACTCTTGATGATTATAGCCATGTTGTAAATAGTGGAGTGATCGCAGGAAAATTATGACATTTGTAGTATTTTCTAGAGAAGGATGTCCTTCATGTAATAAAGTTCAACAGGTATTACAGCTAGCAGAAGTTGAACATGTGATATATAAAGTTAACCGAGACTTTACTAGAGAAGAATTCTTACAGAAGTTTGGTGAATCATCAACCTATCCTAAGGTAGTTATGGATGGTGAAGTCATTGGTGGATGTCAAGAAACAGTCAAGTATCTAAGAGAAAAGAAATTAGTATAATGGAAGATAGGGAGATCTATTGGGAAGTCGAAAGAACTATTGATTACGCTTTTGACCACAAGTTCTTCCTTAACATGTACGCGTATCTAAAACTCAAAAAAACAAAGAAGGTAGATGTAAAAGAGTTTATTGAAAGTTCTACAGCAAAAGAGATTGAGGATATCGTCAATGATCTCGAAAAGTATATTGAAGGTGGATCTGATGAGGAACACAAACAACTAAGGGAGGGTTACGGACACCTAGGCAAACCAGAGGCTAGGAAAATTAAAAATTATCTACAGGGTATAATAGATGATGCCAAAAGGTATGGACAAGAAAGACAATCCAGAAAGAGAAGAAAGTAGTTCTCTAAATAAACCTGAAAGTAATCCTATTCCCGTCAATCGTGGAGTAGAATTGCTACTTAGAAATAAAAATAGGAGGAAATCAGAGCCACCCAAAACTTTCCAGATAAAGTTTGGGAACATGGTGTCCTTCTTAAAGAGGGAGATCGTTTTCCATTTCAACTTCTACCTGGACATTAGGAACAAGAAGTAACCCAAGGAGGAAAGACAATGTTAGCGGTAACCTTAACTTTTTCAGCAATCATTTCAGTCATGTTTCTTCTTGTAGGAGGAGTGATTGGGTATCTAGTCAAGGAATATGTGATTGAGAGAAACTCCACTTACATCCCTATGCACCCAGAAATGTTTGATGAGAATGGACAAATTATTCCTGATGAAGTGTTAGCAGTGAGGTTTGAAAATAGTCTAGAGGACTTCCAAGATGAAGATTGACCTTGACCGGTCAAAATAAATAACTTATACTGAATGTAAAACAAATTACAATGGCTACATCAACGAAAAAGAAAGCAGTAACAGTCACAAAGAAACTTCCTCCCAATCCTTTTATTCATGAAATCCTGGAACTCGTTTCCAAACAAAGGACTATTAATAAGAAGGTTGAGATTCTGAAGGAATATAGAAATGATGCTCTGACGGCTGTCTTGATCTGGAACTTTGACGAGAGTGTTCTTTCACTCCTTCCGCAGGGTAATGTACCTTATGAGAGGAACGAGGTCCCTGTGGGGACCGACCACACTTCTCTGAGGAAGGAATGGAAGAATATGTATCACTTTGTTAAAGGTGGTAATGACTCCCTCTCCAAGACTCGTAGAGAGACCATGTTCATTCAGATGCTAGAAGGTCTTCATCCCGATGAAGCTGATTTGGTATGTCTGATCAAAGATAAAGGACTGTCAACTAAGTATAAGATTTCAAAACAAGTAGTAGAACAAGCATTTCCAGACATTCGTTGGGGGGATCGTAGTTGAAGATTACTATCTTACATGAAGACTGTGATAAAGAATTATCTAAAGATACATCTCTCCCATATACAACTTACCTCGTAGAGTATAAGTTGGATGGGACAATTCGGTATGACATAGTGAATTGTAAAAAAATGATTGATATATTCGATCACTATTGGGATCACTACCGTCATGACTTTATTGGAATTACACAAACGGAAGGTAGAATTAATCCTAGGAACTGGAATGATTCAAACAAAAAGAGTAAAAATAAATGAGTAACGGATTTGATATTGACTTTGAGGGCATAGATATGAATCCTGATGCTGTCCAGGATCTTCTTAAGAAATATAAGAAAATCAAAAAGTATCAGAAATCTAATTTGTTCCAAATCAAAACAATGGATGGGACTGAAGATATTGTCTCTAAGATGGTTGAAGAAGCACATGAAGGAGGCTTCTAATTATGAACCAGGAGGTAGAGAGATAACACCTACACACCTCCTGTTACTTCTTAGTGAGATGGAAGGTGCCTATCAAAATCTTAAGTATATGGGTTTCTTTGAAGACATGGAGATCATTAATGTCATGAAACAAAAGTACTATAAATTATATTTTTCTACAAAGAAAAATAAATAAATTCAGAAGAGGAAACATATGCTTTCTACTCAATATCGGCTTAGGTTAGAATTTATCTGCAGATGTATAGCCAACGGTGAAGAAGTCAAACTAGATGATATGGTTTGGGCACAGAAACTTGCTAAGGCAAATACATCCGCTAATGAGATGTTAAAAAAAGCACGAAGACAATCATCTCAAGACATTGAAGAAGGTAGTACCGATGATTTTTTGAATAGGATGGGACTAGGAGACCCCGACCCATCCAATCATAAAAGGGGATTTGACAGTGCTGATGATATCAAGGACTGGTTTAAACAAGATAAACCAAAAGACTGGAGGCAACGGGATTGACCTTTACAAACTAACTGAAGAATGATATACTACGAGGGTTAAACACCCTCTTTTTTATGGAAGTAATTACCGAAGGAAAGGTAAAAACTGTGTATCAAGGTGATGATGCAGAGCAAGTCATCATCGAGTATCATGATAAAGTCACTGCAGGAAATGGAGAGAAGGAAGATCATCCCTTAGGAAAGGGGTCTCTCTGCTGTAGCATCTCATCTATTCTCTTTGAGAAACTTTCCAAAGAACATATCCCCAATCACTACATTAATATGGTTGGTGCTAATAAGATGATCTGTAAGAAGGTTAGTATTGTTCCTCTAGAAGTTATTTGTAGAAATCGTGCTGCTGGATCTATTGTTCGTG